CTCCCCGGCTATTCCCGTCGGCCGGAATCATCGACCCGCAGGGCGGCCAGGGACAAACCTATGTCGAGGAAGACCCGGACAACCCCGGCTTCCCCGGCATCTATGCAGACCTCTCAGAAACGGCTGCGACAACCATTAACGCGCTCCGGCAGGCTTTCCAAATCCAAAAACTCTATGAGCGGGACGCCAGGGGCGGCACGCGCTACACCGAGATTATTCAATCTCACTTCGGGGTCACCAGCCCCGACGCACGCCTCCAGAGGCCCGAGTACCTCGGCGGCGGTTCAACGCCGGTCAACGTCAACCCTGTGGCTCAGACAAGCTCCACCGACCAGGAGGTGACACCTCAGGGCAACTTGGCGGCCTTCGGGACCGCTACCATCAACAACCACGGCTTCAACAAATCCTTCACCGAGCATTGCGTAATCATCGGCCTCATTTCAGTAAGGGCCGATCTCAACTACCAAGCCGGCCTCAACCGCATGTGGTCCAGGGCCACCAGGTGGGACTTCTACTGGCCGGCGCTCTCGCACATCGGGGAGCAAGCCGTGCTCAACAAAGAAATCTGGGCTCAAGGCTCCGCAGACCCCGTTACCGACGACCTGGTCTTCGGGTATCAAGAACGGTTTGCGGAGTATCGCTACAAGCCCAGTCAAGTAACAGGCCAGTTCAGGTCTTCATTCAGCAACTCGCTTGACTCCTGGCATCTGGCCCAAGACTTCACATCACTCCCCACTCTTAACAACACCTTCATCGAAGAGACGCCGCCCGTGGCTCGGGTGGTCGCGGTACCTTCGGAACCGGAATTCCTCTTCGACTCCTACTTCCAACTGAAATGCGCCCGACCTATGCCCATCTACGGAGTGCCCGGCCTCATCGACCATTTCTAAGCCGGTAGAGGGGGCCTGAGGGGCATCCCTCGAATTGGGTGCACCCTCGGCCACCCCCAAATCAAATCGCTCTGTACGGGCTTTAAAAGGAACGCATCATGTGGGGATCAATCATCGGAGCCGCTATCGGCGGGGCTGCCTCCCTTATCGGAGGGTCAGCCCAAAACAAGGCCAACCAGCGGGTCGCCGCTGAACAAATGGCCTTCCAAGAACGCATGTCAGGCTCGGCATACCAGCGAGCCGTCAAGGACATGAAACTCGCGGGCATAAATCCAATGCTCGCGTACTCCAAAGGCGGGGCAACCACACCAGGGGGAGCTGGGCTCCCCATGGGCAACCCTATCGGAGCAGCTGGGGGCAAGATCGCATCCTCAGCTCTCGCCCTCCGCCGCACTAACGCCGAGACATCTCAAATCGAGGCGGACACCCGTCTAAAGCTCCAACAGGACAGGACGGAAATAAATAAACAAGTTCACATAAATCAACAAACTCATCTGGCCTATTCGCAAAGAAAAATCTACGAGCAAAACTTGGTAACGGCCAAGGCTCACGCGCAAGGCGCAAGAACAGAAATGCGGATAGACCAGTCAGACTACGGCCAATTCCTCAGATGGATGGGCCGACTAAATCCCTTCTCTTCATCTGCCCTTAACGTTAGGCGTTTAGGCAAGTAAGGAAAGAAAATGGTAAAACCTATCATCAGAACAGCCTACGGGGGCCCGTACCCCGTGGGCCTCACCTTCAAGGACAAATCCCGCGCTATCCAATCGGCAAAGGACGAGTGCGACATCAACACCATCATGGCGAAGTGGCAAAAAACCGGGCTAATCACCCATGGCCAAGGCCAACAGGGTGTCTACGGCGACTTGGTCGGCGTGCCCGTCGACTACCACGAATCAATGAACGCCATCCTCGCAGCTCAAGACGCGTTCGCGTCCCTGCCATCAACGGTCAGAAAGAAATTCGACAATGACCCCGCGGAATTCCTTGCAAAAATTAACCTCCCCGAGAATCGGGAGCTCCTGGTGGAAATGGGCTTACTCAAGCCAACGGATCCGGATGCGGCGCCGGCGGCGCCTCCAACGGCGGATCCGGTACCTCCAACCACTATCCCCACTCCAGCGCCGGCTGGCTCTCGTTCAGAGGCCCCAGGTGCTTAAAAAGCTCCTGGTCTCTATCCTGGCGCTGATAATACTGGAAGTCCTAGGTCTCACCATCTGGGGGACCTGGAGCTTCCTCCAGCACAGTTGCCTACTAGATATCAACTGTGCTAACTGACACCACATCTGGGGGCACCCCCATGATCAGGTGTCAAACCAAAAAGGAGATACGCTCATGCGGTATCGACGTAAAAAGCTCAGCAGGAAATCATCCCGCAAAAACTTCCGAAAGGGAGCGGGCAAGAACCGTCGCAACGTCAGCAAGGCCCGTAGGGGCGGCATCCGGTTCTAGATGCCCTGCTACGCGCCACTCAAAGGCTACCGGGCCAAAGCCAGCTCAAAGACTGGCAAGCGCCCGATAGTCTTCTCTCTATCCGAGGCACACGTAGATCAGCCCGTCAAAGTACCATGCGGGCAATGCATCGGCTGCCGGATAGACAAATCAAGACAATGGGCCGTCCGCTGCTTGCACGAAGCCAGCCTTCACAAAGAAAACTCCTTCATAACACTAACTTATCACGAAGCGGCGCTTCCACCGGACAAAAGTGTCCGCCTTCGTGACTTCCAATTATTCATGAAAAGGCTGAGAAAGAAATACGGCCCAAACATTAGATACTATCACTGCGGGGAATACGGGGAAAAAAATAACCGTCCACACTATCACGCAATACTCTTTAACCATGGTTTCAATGATAAAATACTCCATAGAGTAATTAACAAGAACAACATATATACATCAGAACAATTAGAAACCCTGTGGCCTCACGGCTACTCTTCCATAGGAAACGTCACCTTTCAAAGCGCGGCCTACGTTGCTCGCTATATTATTAAAAAAGTAACGGGGTCCGACGCGAAAGAACATTATCAATACATAGACGAAACCACAGGAGAAATACATCAACGAAAACCTGAATACACTACAATGAGCCGCCGCCCAGGCATAGGCCAAGGCTGGCTCGAAACATGGGCAACAGACATCTATCCTGTCGATACAGTTATAATCGACGGAAAGAAAAACAAAGTCCCCAAATATTATGATAAACAATTTGAACAGGACAACCCGCAAGAATATGCGGAAATGCGTAGAAAACGGAAAATACTCGCCCGCCGCCAGGTGGGCAACAATACTCCCGAACGTCTTGCAGTCCGCGAGGAAGTGCAAGAACGAAAAGTCGAAAGACTACCCCGCAACTTAGAATAAGGAAAATGCTATGCTTCACAATCTCTTCACGGTATACGACGCAAAGGTGGCCGGTTACCTCCGGCCCTTCTTTGCTCAGACAAAGCCGGTCGCGGCTCGGTCATTCTCAGACGCAGTAAACCAGCCCGACCATGAATTCAACCGGCACCCGGAAGACTATACCTTATTCCACCTTGGAACCTTCGAAGACACGGAGTGCCGGTTCCAACTACTCGAAACCCCCGACGCTATGGGCGTAGGGGTCGAATACATAAACCCTACAAGCAAAGGAACCTAAATCATGCGAAGCGTGATGGTTCACGACTTCTCAAAAGCGCCGCAGGCAAATATACCCCGGGCTTCCTTCGACCGCTCCTGTGGAACGAAGACGACCTTCGACAGCGGATATCTTATCCCTGTCTTCATCGACGAAGCATTGCCCGGGGATACCTTCAACATGAAAATGACGGCGTTCGCTAGACTGGCGACGCCGCTCCACCCTTTCATGGACAACCTCTTCATGGACAGCTTCTTCTTCGCTGTCCCCCTCCGTCTGCTCTGGGACAACTGGCAGAAATTCAACGGAGAACAAACCAATCCAGACGACAGCACAGATTTCCTCATACCAGTAATCAACGGGAAACCGGCAACCGGCTACCAAGTCGGTTCACTGTCGGACTACTTCGGGATACCTACGGAGGTTCCCGATCTGGAACACTCAGCCCTATGGCATAGGGCGTACAACTTGATCTGGAACGAATGGTTCCGTGATCAAAACCTCCAGGACAGCTTGACTGTCCCCAAGGGTGACGGCCCGGACGACGAGGCCCTGTTCACCCTCAAACGGCGCGGCAAGCGCCACGACTACTTCACATCAAGCCTGCCGTTCCCCCAGAAAGGGGAGAGCGTCACGATCGGCGCAGCTGACAAAGCGCCCGTAATCGGGCTCGGCCGAGCCGACCAAATCTACAATCAAAGCGCCAGCTACTACGAAACCGGGGGCACAGCTCCCCGGCTATTCCCGTCGGCCGGAATCATCGACCCGCAGGGCGGCCAGGGACAAACCTATGTCGAGGAAGACCCGGACAACCCCGGCTTCCCCGGCATCTATGCAGACCTCTCAGAAACGGCTGCGACAACCATTAACGCGC